CAATGGAGTAAAATAGATGTAGGTGCACCTGATTTTAGAGAGGCCAATAGACTATTCTATATATTCTGGGAAGCTTGTAAAGCCGACAAAAGATGTTACGGGATGTGCTACCTTAAAAATCGTAGGTCTGGATTTTCTTTCATGTCTTCAGCAGAAACAGTTAACCAAGCTACATTAGCAAGTGATAGTAGATTTGGTATACTTTCTAAAACAGGTGCAGATGCTAAAAAAATGTTTACAGATAAGGTGGTTCCAATATCAATTAACTACCCGTTCTTTTTTAAACCGATTCAAGATGGTATGGATAGACCTAAGTCTGAGCTTGCTTATAGGGTTCCTGCAAGTAAGTTCACGCGTAAAAAGATTACTGCAAATGAACAGCAGGAAGACTTGGTTGGACTTGATACTACTATTGATTGGAAAAATACAGGTGATAACAGTTATGACGGAGAAAAGCTTCAGCTGTTAGTACATGATGAAAGTGGCAAGTGGGAAAGACCCGATAATATATTAAACAACTGGCGAGTTACAAAAACATGTTTACGATTAGGTAGTAGGATTATAGGTAAATGTATGATGGGCTCGACATCAAACGCACTAGACAAAGGTGGGGAAAACTTCAAAAAATTATACAATGCATCCGACGTTACTAAACGAAACAGAAATGGACAAACAGCGTCTGGCTTATATTCTCTTTTTATCCCAATGGAGTGGAACTACGAAGGATTTATTGATGAGCACGGAAGCCCAGTCTTCAATACTCCGGATAATGACGTCTACGATCCCCATGGAGAGTTAATAGACGTAGGTGTAATAGATAACTGGCAAAACGAAGCTGATGGTTTAAAAAATGATCAAGACGCTTTAAATGAATTTTACCGTCAGTTTCCAAGAACTACAGAACATGCGTTTAGAGACGAAGCTAACAACAGTATATTTAATTTAGTAAAGATATACGAACAAATAGATTACAACGAAGAAATGTCAAGAACACTAGGTATTTCAACAGGTAGTTTTCAATGGGTTAACGGTGTAAAAGATTCAAGCGTTATATTTTATCCAGATCCAAATGGTAGGTTTAAAGTTAGTTGGGTACCACCAACAAACATCCAAAATAAAATTGTAATTAAAAACGGTATAAAATATCCTGGTAATGAGCACATGGGTGCTTTTGGTTGTGATAGTTACGACATATCAGGAACTGTAGACGGTAAAGGTTCAAAAGGTGCTTTACACGGCTTAACTAAGTTTAGCATGGAAGACGCTCCAGCTAATACATTTTTCTTAGAGTATATAGCAAGGCCTCAGACCGCAGAGATGTTCTTTGAAGACGTTCTAATGGCATTAGTATTTTACGGGATGCCTATACTTGCAGAGAATAATAAACCTCGTCTATTGTATTATTTAAGAAGGCGTGGTTACAGAGGTTTTAGTATGAACAGGCCTGATAAAGTGTGGAATAAACTATCAACTGCAGAAAAAGAAGTAGGAGGAATACCAAACTCAAGCGAAGATATAAAACAAGCTCATGCCGCTGCAATTGAAATGTATATACAAAGTCACGTAGGTATGAATACTGAGGGTCAATTTGGTAATTGTTATTTTAATGAACTTTTAAATGACTGGGCTAAATTTGACATAAACAAAAGAACAAAACACGATGCTTCTATAAGCTCAGGTCTTGCAATAATGGCTTGTAACAGGCATTTGTATAGACCAAACGCTACAATAGAAAAACCAAAACTAAACATAAGTATTGCAAGATATTCAAACAAAGGTAATACATCTAAATTAATTAAAAAATAAATATGGCAGAGTCTGTTATAAATAATTATTTTCCTAGCCAAGTTGTAAGTGACTTGGAAAAAATGAGCTATGAATATGGTTTAAAAGTTGCAAAAGCTATTGAATCTGAGTGGTTTTACAATGATAGAGGATCGAATAGATATAGAAGTAATCAAAATGATTTTCATAGATTAAGATTATATGCTAGGGGAGAACAATCAATACAAAAATATAAAGATGAATTATCTATAAATGGTGATTTGTCTTATCTTAATTTAGACTGGAAGCCAGTGCCTATTATACCTAAGTTTGTAGATATAGTAGTTAACGGTATTGCAGAAAGAACTTATGACGTAAAAGCATATTCACAAGATCCATATGGTGTTAGCAAAAGAACTGAGTACATGGAGTCTTTGCTTTCAGATATGCGTACTAAAAAAATAAGTGAGTTTGCAGAACAAGCTTTTGGCATGTCTCTTTTAGACAATAGAAAAGAAGAGTTGCCAGACTCAAAAGAAGAGTTAGATCTTCATATGTCTTTAAATTACAAACAAGCTGTAGAAATTGCTGAAGAACAAGCTTTAAATGTTTTGCTTGAAGGTAATGATTATGAATTAATTAAAAAAAGATTTTATTACGACTTAACTGTATTAGGGATAGGTGCTGCAAAAACTAGCTTTAACACGTCTGAAGGTGTTACAGTAGATTACGTTGATCCTGCTGATTTAGTTTATTCATACACTGAATCACCTTATTTTGATGATGTGTATTATGTTGGTGAAGTAAAAATGATACCTATAAACGAACTTGTAAAACAATTTCCTTATCTTACAGAAGAAGAGTTAAAAGATATAGTAAAAAATAAAAACTATCACCAAGCAAATTACCACAACAATAATTATAATTTAAGAGAAGAAGATAATAACAAAGTTCAAGTTTTATATTTTAATTATAAAACATATATGAACGAAGTTTACAAAGTAAAAGAAACTGGTACTGGTGCTAACAAAATATTACAAAAAGATGACACTTTTAATCCACCTAAAGATATGGAAGGTGATTATGGAAAATTACAAAGATCTGTAGAGTGTCTGTACGAAGGAGCTTTAATATTAGGTACCGGTAAATTATTAAAGTGGGAAATGGCTAAAAATATGATGAGGCCAAAAAGTGACTTTACTAAAGTTAAAATGAACTACACTATTGTTGCTCCGCGTATGTACAAAGGTAGAATAGAATCTTTAGTTGGTAGAATAACAGGGTTTGCTGATATGATACAGCTTACACATTTAAAACTACAACAAGTAATGTCACGTATGGTTCCTGACGGTATATATTTAGACGCTGATGGTTTAGCTGAAATAGATCTAGGTAACGGAACAAACTACAATCCACAAGAAGCTTTAAACATGTTCTTTCAAACTGGATCTATTATAGGTAGATCGTTTACAAGCGAAGGAGACATGAATCCTGGTAAAGTTCCAATACAAGAAATACAAAGTGGTAACGGTGGTGGTAAAATGCAAAGTTTAATTCAAACTTACAACTATTATTTACAAATGATAAGAGATGTAACCGGATTAAATGAAGCTAAAGACGGTAGTATGCCAGATAAATACTCGCTAGTTGGTGTTCAAAAATTAGCCGCTGCAAATAGTAACACAGCAACAAGACATATATTACAAGGTGGTTTATTTTTAACTAAAGAGGTTTGTCAATGTTTATCACTTAGAATATCTGATATACTTGAATACTCACCTACTGCAAATGCTTTTATACAACAAATAGGAGCGCATAACGTAGCTACTTTAAAAGAAATGTCTGAATTATATTTATACGATTTTGGTATATTTATAGAATTAATGCCTGATGAAGAAGAAAAAGCAATGCTTGAAAATAATATTCAAATGGCTTTACAACAACAATTAATAGAACTTACAGACGCTATTGATCTTAGAGAAATTAAAAACGTTAAGCTAGCTAATCAATTATTAAAAATAAGACGTAAAAAGAAAAAAGAAGAAGACCAGAGAATACAGCAAGAAAATATAAAAGCTCAATCAGAAGCAAACATACAGGCTCAAAATGCCGCTGCAATGATGGAGGTTAAAAAGAACGAGGCTGTTACAATGAGTCAAATGCAATTAGAAGAAGCAAAAGCAAATTTAAAAGCAAAAGCTTTAGAGCAAGAAGCTGCTATTAAAAAGTCTTTAATGGAGCATGAGTTTAATCTTAACATGCAAATGAAGAAAATGGAAAATCAAACTGTTGATAACAAAGACAAAATGAAAGAAGATCGTAAAGACGAAAGAACAAGAATACAAGCAACTCAACAAAGCAAACTTATAGACCAAAGAAATAACGGAAAACCACCTAAAAACTTTGAGTCTGCAGGTAATGATAACTTAGGAGGCTTTAGTATTTAAAATTATTAATTATTATTATATTATATTATGGAAGAAAATAAAGAAAAAGTAACTGAAGAAGTTACTAAAGTTGATATGTCTCAAAATGTAAAACCAAACGATGACAGTATTATAAAAGTAGATTTAACAAAACCACCAACTAAAACACAAGAAGATGCCGTTCCAGAGCAAAGCACAGATGAGGTACCTGTACGCGACGAATCCGAAACTAGCAAAGAAGTTCAAGAGCAAAACGTCGAAGCAACAGATGAACAACCTACCGGAGAAGAAGTCTCCGTTCAAGATGAAAAACCCGTACTTGAAGAAGTAACTGAAGAAGAAGTTCAGGAACAAACAGAAGAGTTAGCGGAAGAAATAATAGAAGCTAAAGAAACTGGCGCGGCTTTACCTGAAAATTTACAAAAAGTTGTAGATTTTATGGAAGATACTGGTGGTAGCTTAGAGGATTACGTAAGACTTAATCAAAATTATTCTGAACTTGACAATGACACTTTGTTAAGAGAATACTATTCTAACACAAAACCTCATTTAAGCGGAGAAGAAATAAGTTTTTTAATGGAAGATCAGTTTTCATATGATGAAGAATCTGATAGTGAAATTGAAATAAAAAGAAAAAAATTAGCGTTAAAAGAGCAAGTTGCCAGCGCTAAGGCCCACCTGGACAGGCAAAAGTCCAAATACTATGAAGAAATCAAGGCTGGATCAAAGCTTACTAAAGAGCAACAAAAAGCTGTAGATTTTTTTAATAGATACAACAAGGAGTCGGAAGAAACTCAAAAAATAGCAAGTAAAGGTAAAGAAGTATTTATTCAAAAAACTAACCAATTATTTAACGATAAATTCAAAGGTTTTGATTTTAACGTAGGTGATAAAAAGTATAGATACAACATTAAAAATGTTAACAGCGTAAAAGAAACTCAAAGCGACATTAATAATTTTGTTCAAAAGTTTACTGACAGAAAAACAAATTTAATGGGTGACGCAAAAGGTTATCATAAATCGTTGTTTGCAGCAATGAATCCAGACGCTATTGCTAATCACTTTTACGAGCAAGGCAAAGCTGATGCTATGAAAGAAAGTGTTGCTAAAGCTAAAAACGTAAGTATGGAGCCAAGGCAATCTTTTTCAGAAACTAACAGTGGTAATTTGAAAGTAAGAGTACTAAACGATGATTCTTCTAACTTTAAGTTTAAAATTAAAAATAAATAAATAACAAATTTAAAATTACAAAATTATGGCAATTACTGCAGGAGGTAGTTTGAACAGCACGCCTACTCCAAGGCAACAAACGCTGGCTACAAACTATCTAGATTTTACTGGGACTACGGACACAACGTGGGCTCAACAATATTTACCAGATCTTATGGAAAAAGAAGCTGAGGTTTTTGGAAACAGAACTATCTCGGGATTTCTTTCACAAGTAGGAGCTGAAGAGGCTATGGCTGCTGACCAAGTTGTTTGGTCTGAGCAAGGTAGACTACATTTATCATACACTGGACAAATCACTAATGGTGATGCTGGTACAGTTGCTGGTGGACAAATTACTATCGGTAAAGACATCGATGGTCAAGCTGCTGGTTCATCTCATGGTATTAGAAAAAATGACACTGTTATTATCGCAAGTTCTGAAGGTACAGTTAAAGCTTTAGTTACGTTAGTAACTAGTGGATCAGCTGTTATTGAAGTTGCTCCTTATGGTGTTGTTGACTTAAACGATGTATTTACTGATAACCAAGGTGCTGATTCTGTAACTGTATTAGTTTATGGTTCTGAATACAAAAAAGGTGACAACTACGATGGTGACTCTACTAGAGGAGCTAACGAGCCTAAAATGCAAACTTTCAGCAACAAACCAATTATCATGAAAGATTACTACGAAGTATCAGGATCTGATACATCTAGAATTGGTTGGGTTGAAGTTACTGGTGAAGAAGGACAATCAGGTTACCTATGGTACTTAAAAGCTGAAGGTGATACTAGAGCTCGTTTTAACGACTACTTAGAAATGGCTATGTTAGAAGGTGTTAAAGGTGGTGCTTCTGGTGGTTACACTGGTGGTGTAGCTGATTTAACTGACTCACATTTATACGCTGGTGGTGGTGAAGTTACTGGTACTCAAGGTTTATTCAATGCTATTGAAGAAAGAGGTAATGTTACTACTGGTGTTACTGGTGTTAACGCTGCTACTGATTTAGCTGAATTTGACGCTATCTTAGCTGAGTTTGATAAGCAAGGTGCTATTGAAGAAAATATGTTATTCGTAAACAGAGCTACGTCTCTTGCAATGGATGATATGTTAGCTTCTATGAATTCTTACGGGGCTGGTGGTACATCTTACGGTGTATTTAACAACTCTGAAGATATGGCATTAAACTTAGGTTTCTCTGGTTTCAGAAGAGGTTCTTATGACTTCTACAAGTCTGACTTCAGGTACTTAAATGACAAAGCTACAAGAGGTGGTATAAACGATGCTTACGCTGCTGGAGCTATTAGAGGGGTTATTATCCCAGCTGGTACTTCAAACGTTTATGACCAACAATTAGGTAAAAACCTAAAAAGACCATTCTTACATGTTAGATATAGAGCTTCTCAAACTGACAATAGAAGAATGAAAACTTGGGTTACTGGTTCTGTTGGAGCTGCTACATCTGCTTTAGATGCGATGCAAATTCACTTCTTATCAGAAAGATGTTTAATTACTCAAGGTGCTAACAACTTCATGTTAATGAAATAAGCACTTATTATTTTAAGGATCGAGGCTTCGGCCTCGACCCTTTCTTTTTATTAATTTTATTATATATTATATTATGGCAAAAAAACAAACAAAAGCCTCATACCAAGGAGATCCTGGTGATGAGCACGTAGAAAAAGTAGTAACACCGGTTATGGAAACTCCAAAACCAAAAGTAAAAGTTGAACCTAAAAAACCAACTTGGGAAATAAAAGACAGATTGTATTATTTAAAAAATAATCAATCACCTTTATCATACATTATAAAGTGTTCAGATATTTATTACTTTGACGAAGAAAAAGGTTACGAAAGAGAATTAAAGTATACAAAAAATCAAAAAACACCTTTTGTAGATGAAATGCAAGGTGACCAAAGATTAGAGCATGTGGTTTTTAGAAATGGAGCTTTATTTGTTCCAAAAAACAAAACAGTATTACAAAAACTATTATCTTTATACCACCCGTTGAAAGATAAATTGTTTTATGAATACAAACCTTCTGAAGAAGCTACTATACAGATAGATCAGCTAGAAATGCAAGCTGATGCAATATTAGCAGCAAGAAACATGAATTTAGAAATGGCAGAAGCTGTTATGCGTGTTGAGCTTGGTTCTAAGGTGTCTAAGATGAGTTCTGCTGAACTTAAAAGAGATTTGTTAGTGTTTGCTACTAACAACCCTTCTTTGCTATTAGAGTTGTCTCAAGATGAAAATGTACATTTAAGAAATTTTGGTATTAAAGCTGTTGAATATGGAATACTAAAAATGTCTAGCGATCAAAGAACTTTTTTATGGGGTTCTAATGATAGAAAGCTAATGAATGTTCCTTTTGAAGAACATCCTTACTCAGCTTTAGCCGCTTGGTTTAAAACTGATGAAGGTATGGAAATCTATGCAAATATAGAAAAACAATTAAAATAATCAAACTGTAGAAGCGGTCGCTCTACGGGGCGATCGCAAACTACAAAAAAGAAATATGGTAAATATAGATACAGTATATCAAAGAGTTTTAGCGTTGGCTAACAAAGAACAACGAGGTTATTTAACTCCTCAAGAGTTTAACCTACATGCTAATCAAGCTCAAATGAACATATTTGAACAATATTTTTATGATATACATCAATTTCAATCAACTCAAAAAGGTAACGACAACTCTTATTCTGATATGATTAGTATATTAGAAGAAAAAATAAGCTTGTTTGAACTGTATGGACAAGACTTAGCAAGCAATACTAGTAACAAAGGTAAATTACCTTCTGATGTTTACAGGTTAGGTCAAGTTCAATTTGGAAATAGTTTTGCGGACTCTGTTGTTGTTGAAAGAGTAACTACAAACGAAATAAATTTATTACTAAACTCTAATTTAACAACACCAACTTTATCAAGACCTGTTTATGTTAGAGCTGCTAATTCCGCTACTTATGATATAGAGCTATATCCAACTACATTTTCAGCAAGCAACCGAATGGATAATGTTAGCATTAACTATATTAAAAAACCTACAAAATGTGAATGGGCTTACGTTGTTGTAAATGAAAAAGCTTTGTTTAATGCTAATAACGCGGTGCATTTTGAATTACATCCTTCTGAAGAAGAAAGTTTAGTTATAAACATATTAGAGTTAGCTGGTATAACTATTAATAAAGTGGGCTTAGCTCAGACAGCGGCTAATATGGATCAAAAAAATATACAACAAGAAAAACAATAATAAATGGGATTACTAGACAATCAAACTCAAGCTCAATATGAAGCTGGAACTCTTGGCGCTTATCAATACGTTTCTTTACAAGACATTATAAATAATTTTATAATTGCTTATGTTGGTGAAAACAAACTATTACCTAAAGTAAAAAGAACAGACATTGCATTTCATGCGCAACGAGGTTTAGCTGAGATGAGTTATGATATACTACGTTCTCAAAAAGCTCAAGAAATAGAAGTACCAACAACTTTACAAATGATTTTACCACAAGATTATGTTAATTATGTAAAGTTAACTTGGAAAGACGACGCTGGTATTGAGCGTATACTTTATCCTGTTTCTAAAACTTCAAACCCAAAGGCTATAAAGCAAAACGCTGATGGCACTTATAATTTAAGCGCTGACGAATTAGATTTTGAAACTGAATCAGATACTTGGACTTCTTACAAGTCACATACACCCGTAACAAATCAAGACGATTACGAAGATGATAGGTATTGGCCTAACACAGGGCAGAGATATGGTATTGATCCTCAGTACTCTCAAGCTAACGGATCTTTTTATATAGATCAATTAGCAGGTAAAATACATTTTAGTTCTAGTATAGCTGGTAAAACAATTACTTTAAAATATATAAGTGATAGTTTAGGAACAGATGCTGAAATGCAAATACACAAGTTTGCAGAAGAAGCTTTATATAAACACATAGCTTACGCATTATTATCAACAAGATCTGCTGTTAATGAAAATATTGTAAGAAGATTTAAACAAGAAAAATTCGCGGCTGCAAGAGTTGCAAAATTAAGACTATCAAATTTAAAATTAGAAGAACTTGCTCAGGTAATGAGAGGTAAATCTAAACAAATAAAACACTAATATATGGCTGAGTTAAAGCATAATTTTACTAAAGGTCGTATGAA